TTTATATAATTTTTTAAATTTTCTTTAACTATTTTATCTATTTTTTTAGCTTGACCCTTATGCATTTTAGATGCTGCCTTTAACTCTTTTGATATTACTTTAAGTTTTTTATTCTCAGCATCAGTGTGGTTTTCAGGAATTGGTTTCTGTTTCTTTTTAAGTTTAAAAGCATATGGAGTAGCATATGTCATCCCTGTTCCAGGTGTAAATGTTGCTGCTCCCGTTCCACCACCAGTTGTAGACATTTCATCTAATTCTTCAGATAATTGTCCTTTTAATTGCTGATAAAATGCTGGGTATTCTTTTCTTAAATGAGTTCTAAACCTATTAAACTCATTTCTTATTTCATCATATATACTCCTTAATACTTCATCATCCCTTACAGACTCACCTCTAATTAATTCATTAGCAGCATCTTTAGTAGCTTTTAATTGTTTAATTAATGTTTCAAAAGAAGGTAAATTAATGATTGTATGTTCAACTGCTCCTGTTTCTTTATTTACACTAGATGTTTTAAAATAAGTATCACCATCATCAGATAAAAAATCTCTTTCATCCCAAGGACCATACTTAGCTTCAATCCAAGCTTTTAATTTAGGATCAATATCTTTCCTTTTAGCTTCTTTAATTACTTTAAATATTTTATTTATAATATTATCCATTTGCTACTTTTAATTCTTCTAATAATGAATGATATTGTAATAAATCTACTAAATGGTTATTTTTTATAGTAGTTCTTTTATTTATTTCTAAAATTAATTTATCAATTTCTTGTAATTTAATTTTTGTTGTTTTATCTGTAACTTTATTAGTTTCTTCTTGTAAGGAAGATTTTATATTTATAATTTCTTTATTATAAAAATCTTTTAATAAAGGACCGTTATCAGCTGAATTAATAAATTCTTTAAGAATTAATTTTTGCTTAGTATTTAAATTATCGTATTTAGTATTGAAATTTTCAAGTAAAACATGGTATGTTAAAGTACGTAAATCTTTATCATAAGATTTAAATTCTTCTAATACTACATCTTTAACTTTTATTTTATTAATTTCTTCATTAGTAATATGTTCTAATATAGTAATTTTATTATCTATTACTTGATTAGGATCTGTAGTATTTGTCTTATTATATATTTCTAATAATGTATAAAAGGCAGCTTGAACTTTATAATCTGATAATTTAGTTTTAAATAAATCTTCAACATCATAGTGAGATTTTAATTCTTTTATTAAATTATATTTCTCTTTTTTTAATTTAGTTCTATTAAGTTTTTTAGATTGTTCTAAAACTGAAGTTAGTACTACATTAGCTTTGGAATCTGTTAACATTTTATTTTTGAATATAGTTTCATATAGTTTATATTCTTTTCCTAATTCAGTATTAACAAAATATTCTTTGATTATATTGATTGCCTTAGATGTTACTCCTGACAATGTGTCACCAGTTATCTTCTTTACTAGGATTTCAAAGAGAATGCCAGTGTTTTTAAATTTTGAGTGTTTTATATACATCAATATTTATTTTAGTATAAATATATTAAAATTATTGTTCCTTAATATTTGACTCATCAAGGAGCGAACTTTTCGCATTATCTTGTTCAAATACCAACTTTTTTTCAGATGGGATTGAATTTAATAAATTTTGGTGTTGTAGAAGTTGTTTTTGAGCTTCTAAAGCTAAAGGAGATTTATTACTATCATTAGCATCTTTTTTCATTCCTTTTGCACCTAATCTATCTTTTCCAAAATTATCACTTTGAGTATTTCGTTTGGATACTTTTTCAGCTGGTCTACCTAGTGGTGTTTTGTCTTTAGTTCCATCTTTATACCCATCAGGCACATTGCCCGGATCTGAATACATCCTACCACTACCATATAATGAAGCTAAATCATGAGGTGTACCATATGATTTACCTGTTTCTATAGGATCATTACCTTCTGCTTCAATTTGTGTAATTCTGAATTTGCGCTTAGCATCTTCTCTAATTAAATCTCTATTTTCCTCAAACTGATCTTCACTTAAATGGAATATATGTTCATAAATCCAATCAGTTGGTAATAAATTAGTTTCTACCATTTGAGCTGCTAAATCAACTTTTTCTTTCATTAATGCTATTCTTTCCTGATCATAAATGATTGAAGGATTAGTTAATGATAGTTCAAAGTTACCTAATTGTTCATCTCTATAACCTTGAGTATATAAATGAACTAATGCTATTTTATATAATTCGGATACTATAATTCTTTGTATACGTTCTATTGTACGAGCAAATCTAATATCTTGTGCTGCTAATGTTGCTTTTCCTTCTACATTTTCATCATACCCCATAAATGCTTTTGGAACTTTTAAAGCTGCAAATAGTTTGTCTCTTAAATATTCAACATCTTCAATCCCATTCCACTGTAATCCATTTAGATTTTCAATTTTAGTAGCTTGATCATTTCCTCTAACTGGAATATAAAAATCTTCTAATATGTTTTGCATATTATATTTTAAATTATATTCACCTGTTTTTTCATCTACAAATGGAGTACGTTTAAGTTTACTTAAAGTTTTTTCCATAAAAGCATCTACTTCATTTGGAGGAATAGCACCAACATTCATATAAAATATTCTTTTTTCTGGTGCACGAACTATCCTATGAATCAACATTGCATCCTCCATTAAAACATATTGTTTAAATATTTTTCTAGCTGGTTCAATATAAGATCTACCATAAGGTAAAAAATTCATATCAGACAATAATCTAAAATGAGCCATTTCATAATTATCAAATATTATTCCTGATGCCTGTTCTCCAGAATTAGGAACATTATAATAACCATATGAAGAAGTTGATATACCATCTGGTTCAAATCTATATTTTACTTCTGCTGGGTTAGATTTTTTTCCATCTTCTCCATATCCTACTCCACCTTCCATTCTTTCAATATGAAATGCTGTATAAGGTATAACATTATATACACCATATTTTTCTGCTATTTCTAACTTTAAAAAGAAATCTCCATATTTACACATATTTCTAATCCAAGGCCAAAGATTAAATTCTACATTTAATACATCATAAAATAAATTATATAATATTTTTTGTATATCTTCATCAGCAGATTTAATTTGTAATACTTCACCCATATCATTTTTTAAAGTAGCCTCATCAGCTATAATATCTAAAGCTGAAGCTACAATAGCATCACTATCCATTGCATCATAATCTGAATACAATAGGGGACGCATTTGTTGATAATTAAAAGAAAGTTGTTGACCATATATAGAAGTACCTGCATTAGAATATATTCTATTAAATCTATCTACTAAAGCATTTGTTTCTAATGTTCCTGTTTGTTGTGCTTTATTAACATCAAAAACTTTAAGTTGATCACCCCCAACATTACGAATTATTACATCAGTTGAAAACAATCTTCTTAATCTTGAAAATAAACTTTTATCTGCCATTGTTGTATTTTTTTATAAATATTATATTAATTACCCTAATAACCATCCTATATTATGGTCTTTACCATCAATTTTAACACTATATGGATTTTTAGCATTAGTTGATGAATATCCCCCAGTATATGATACTTTATTACTTTTTACTGCCCCTAATGTTGCTCTTGCCATATCTAAACTCTGTTGTTGAAATTTTAACGATGTATCACGTAGGAACATACCAATCCCAAATGACATAACCAAGTCATCATTGTAACCTGTTTGAGCTTCTGGTCTTCCATTTTTCCAAATAAATACTTTCATTTCTTCTAATAAACGTTTTGAACGAATGTTTACAGATCTATCACCAATAAATTCTCTAAATTTATTAATACAAAGAGGTCTTGTTTTCATTGACATAGTAAAACCAGGAACCATTTCAGAATTACCTTCATACACTCTTAAAAATGATTCTGCTGTTAAAGCATCAGATTTTGGAGACTGGTATAAATTTTTATATCCTCTTTCTCTTATAGCATCTAATGTAGCCCAACCAATGTTAGCATTTTCAACAACTAACATAGCATTATTATACTCAGTAGCTAATCCTGTTAAAAAATAACCAAATTCTTTAGGTGGTAATTGTCCTTTATATTCTGCTACTTGAGAATTAGTTTCTATATCAATAACATGACATGCCGAAAAATCTTTACCATCACCTCGAGCAACATCAGCTGTAACCATGTATTCTCTAGAATAATCTGGTGATTCCCAAACCCATAAATTTTGGTCTACTCCCCTTCTTTCTAAAGGTTCTTGAATAGTTGTAGATGAAATAAAATCAATCCATTCTGAGTGAAAAACTATATCACCAGATGTACTAAAATCACAATCACATTCTTGTGATGCTAATCTAGGATCACCTAATAATTCATCTTGCCTATTTCTCCATTCTTGATCTCTTTCGGGATGTACATTCCATGGTAATCTAATAGGTATAAAATCATTTTGATTATTTTCTGCTGATACCCATGTTTTATGAAACCAATTACCAGTACCATAAGGGGTACTTAATACTATAGCTCCACCCCCAGTTGCTAAAGTTTGTTGTGCTGATGCCCAAATTTCTCCAATTTGTTCAATAAAGGCAGCTTCATCAATTAATAATAAAGATACTGCTTCTGATCTACCAGCATCGCTACTAGCAGATGTTGCTTTAATTATTGATCCATTATTTAATCTAAGTGATAATTTGTTATTTTCTTCAGCTGGGATAGATAACCATGAAGGTAAACTATCATACATAAATTTTACTTTTGTAACCATATTACGTGCAGTTTCTTGCTTAGTTGCAATACATAATACATTTTTATCTTTATGAAATAACATTAACCATAAAGAATAACCTGCTGATAAAGTTGATATACCTAATTGTCTTGATTTTAAAATAATCGAGTAAGGATTATCTTGCATTAAGTGTAAAACTTTTTCTTGAAAGGGATATAAATTAAATAAAATTCTTCCTCTTTGAGGATGTTGAATGCTACAATATTTTTTCATAAAATGAGCAGGATCCTTAGCACATTTTATATATTCTTGTCTTATTATTTGTTTTAGATCTGACATTAATTATTTAGGTAATGAGTAATCTATTATATGAATTGTAAATAAAGTACCTACAACTCCTCCTACAACACCTACCCAAGGTTTTTTATACCATTTATCTACTTGTTTTAATCTATTATCATATAATTTAATTTGATCTCTAAGAACTAAAATTTCTTGGTTTTTTAATTTAAGAATTAAACTATCTTGTTGAGTTAATAAATTATAATTTTTAACTTGTAATTCTAAATCACTTATTAAAATAGTTTTAATTGAATCTTGTTGTTTAAGAGTATCAATTGCTAAAAAAAATTCTTCTAATTCATTTTGAGGAATTTCAACTACATTCTGACTATAACAATTAAAAGTTATAATCATTAATAAAATTAATAAAATGTTTTTCATACTATTTTTTTCTATATTTTTTTGAAAAATTATCTACAGTTTTTTTCGCATTTTTAGTACTTTTTACTTTTGATTTTGTAGATTTAATTTTAGAAGAAGTACTTTTTATTTTTGATTTTGTTGCTTCTTTTTCTTTTTTTATTTCATCAGATTTTTTAGTAATAAAATCTAATTTTTCATTATTAGCTTTAACTCTTTTACTAAATTCTTTTTTACTTTGACTAGATTTAGTAGCTGAGAAAATAGCTAATATACCTGCAATTGTTCCGCTAATTGCTATAATAATTTTCCAAATATTTTTCATAACTTTATTGTAATAGAGATTCTATTTCTTTTTTAATTTTAGTTAATTTTCTTAATTCATCAGTTAATTTAATTTTTTCAGCACCTTCAGCTTCTTTCCATTTTTTAACTACTTGCTTCATTTCTTTAGCTATTTGTTGTAGTTTAGTACCTAATTTAGATACAGAATCACCCTTTAATTGTGATGATGTTGGTTCATCTTCTTCTTCTTTTATTTCAGATTCAAAGGCCATATCTTCTCCACTATTATGAACATACAAATCTGTAGTATCATCTACATCTTTTTTATCAACGTATCCATCATCTTGAAACTTATCCGAGTCATTTCCTTCATCAAGATCAATACTATCTAGAGTTGCTTTTATTTGTTTAGCCGTATCTAATTGACTATCAAGTTCTCCTTGAGATGCTTCTAGAATGTCTGTTATTTCTTCTTTAATTTTGTTTTTTAATTCTGATTTTTTCATTATAAGAGTATTTTATTATAAATATCATAAAGAAATTGCCTGTTTAACTAATTTTATACGATCTTTTGTTGATCCCTTAATATCAATTAAATTTCTTATTTTATGTCTATATTTAATAATTAATAATTGGATAGCTTCATCAATTTGTTTTCTATAGTCTTTATTAGTTTCTCTAACACCATTATTTTCTATTTTAACACCTTCAGGAGATACATAAAATATATAATCATACTCATTTAACATATTACTTGCAAAGCTACAAAAATCATCTGCTTCTATATAATTCATTGATTTAGATGATTTAGCAAATGCCATTACATCAATAATAGTTCTATCTGTTATAATATTATCATGCATTAATTCACTCGCTCTTTCAGCTAAAAATACAGCTTGACCTTTAACAGTAGAATCAGTATTTAAAGGAATACCTAACTCCATTAAATATTTAGAACGTTCTGTTGTTGATTTATAATTTTTAAATTCAGGTAATTCAGCTAAAGCATTAACTAAAGTTGTTTTACCTACTGACATTGTTCCGCAAAAACCTATTTTCATATTAAAAGGGTAAATTTTCGTTATTTTCTTCTTGTGATGCTCCAGGTAAAATCCTATAACTGTCACTATCAAAATGTTGTGTTGACACCTCAAATATACAACTTCCTTCTTGGAGAGCCAACATTTGGTGAGGCTGCCCTGGGATTAGGTGAATACAATCTCCTTCTCTAACTATTTTAGAATTTAATACTGATGTTTCAGTATCAATGTATTTATATTCAAATTCTCCTTTATTAATATACCATGCTTCATCTTTTAACATATGATAATGCATTGAAAATTGTTTATTAGCTTTAAATACTAATAATTTACCACAATATTTTTCATTATTGATAA